TCAAGTCTCTCCTCCGCTACCACCCGTCCCCCCCAAATAGGAAATCGACGCCGGATCTTCGGTGAGGCCGGACAGAAGGCCTTCTACCTGGACGCTCAAGCGTGCGCCCGGCGCCATGCTGCTATCGACGGTCACGGAGCCGACTAGCAGCCGCAGGGCATCTCTGGACTCCTGGTCCACGTCTTCACCGGTTACGTGGTCCCGCAACTCAGCAATGACGTGCAGATAGCGATCGACGGTTGCCGGGTGGATCTGCACCACGTTGCTTTCTTCTTCACGGTCCAAGGCCTCGAGTCGCGCGGTCACTTCGGCCAACTCGCTTTCATTGGTCTCAAGGCGATCGCGGATAGCTGAGATTTCCATGGATCCGGTCGCCAAGGCGTCCACCATGCGTTCATTCTGCCCGCCAAGTGTGGTCCGCCGGCGTTCCAGCGCCCGGCGCTCTCGTCTCGCGTCTGCGGATAGGCGCTGCATTTCCGCGTGGTACTCGGACACGAAGGCCTCAATCACCTGCGGATCCTGAAGCGTGTCCAACAGGCCGCCAAGCACTATCCGTTCAATGTCGTTGAGAACGTAGCTTGTCCGGTGATCGCACCGGCCACCTTCACGCGACTGCGTGCATTGCACACGCACGACACCCTTGCGGCGATCCTTGACGGACATGCCGCCGCCGCAATGGCCGCACTTTAGAAGCCCACTCAACAGATGCTTTGGCCGATGGTGATATGGATTGCTTAGTTGGCTGGCCTCGGCCAAGCGGGTTTGCACGGCGTCGAAAACGTCCTGGTCAACAATCCGCAAGTGGGGGGCTTCATGCTCCACATACTCGGAAGCGTCGCGTGGTCGAGATAGCCGTTGTCCGTTGGCGGGATCTGCGATCATGCGGTTCTTGTTCCAGACAATGCGCCCGGCGTAGAGCTGATTTCGCAAGATCCCCGCGCCTCGCTTCTTGTTGCCGCGAATAGTGGACGCCAGCCACGTCTTGCCGCGTGGGGCCGGAATGCCTTCGGCGTTAAGCTCACTGGCGATCACCTTTGGTGACTTGCCGGCGGCATAGGAATCAAAGATACGCCGAATGATGGCCGCTTCATCTTCAACGATGCGGTGAACACCAGGAGCGCCGGGTGTGGGCCGATAGCCATAGGCCTGTCCGCCACCGGATCTACCGTCCAGAACTACACCGGTCTGACCACGGTGCACCCTCTCTGCCAGATCCTTCAAATAGAGCGCACCGACAAGGCCGCGAACGCCTATCTGAATGTGGTCCGCGCGCCCTTCGTGGACCGTGCGGATCTCGACACCGTTGAACTTAAGCTGCTTGTAGATGTGTGCCAGATCTTCTTGGTCGCGTGACAGGCGATCGAGCGACTCAACAATCACCACGTCAAAGCTGTTGCCCTTGGCCGCGCGCAACAGGCCCTTAATGCCCATGCGCCGCTGCATGGACCCGCCGGACTTGGCACGGTCTTCAAACAGTGCGGCGACCTTCATGCCCTCCGACCGCGCAAAGTCTCTGCACAGTCGGTTCTGGTCATCGATCGAGGTTTCTTTCTGAAGCTCGCTAGAGAACCGGGCGTAGATTGCCGCGCGCATGATGCCTTCCGTCCTAGTTGCCGTCTCTCAGCTGCTTATAGTCCATGCGGGCCACCTTCCGCGCAAGGGCGCGCGCCAGAGCCTTGGCAGCTTCGATTTCTTCCGGCCGGCGCGGACGCGGGAGTGATGGAGGGGGCTGTATGGTCGGTTTTCCTGCCATCATTCCCCCGCAAAACACCAGCATTTGCAGGTCCAGCCCTCGCCCTTGTCGAGAAGGTCAGAGAGTTGCGAGCGGACAGTCTTGATGCCTTGGAACTTCCGACTACGGGAAGCCTTCAAGTGCCGCTTCAGATCCGTGATAGGCGGGATCTGTTGTTTGCGGTTGTTGGCAACCTGGACGAAGTGATTGAGGTTCACGGCGACCACACCGGGTGTTCCGCTGTGGTTCAACATCGGCCTGCCGTCCGGCCCCTCGTTCAGGAACTCGAAGGTTTCCCAGAACTCGCGGACAACTGGGTGGTCAGCGGATATGGCGGCTTGGCGCTGAACGGCTAGTTCGCACACTTGGCTGAAGATGGCGGCATGTTGGTCATCTGTAAGATTGACCAATGGGGCCAAGGCATCTACTGCCGCCATGATCACCGCATGGTTCTTTGCCAGCCGCACGCTGCTTAGGCCGTCCAGTCCTGCAAACTCTGACTGGTAGTGTTTCGACCGCTCAAGGATCGTCGCCACGGCTTCTTTCTCGCCGGCGCATGCTCGCCGCAGAAAGGCGCTCACCGCGCTTGTAGGCATCGCCTCTAGGGCTTCCGCCGCGATCTTCGATTGCGGCGTATGACCGGACGTATCAAAGGACAGGTGCACGATGCGCTGAAGCATGGCTTCACTGGCATCCACGTCCGCGTTCTGACTTATGACCAGGGATCCGCGAAACGGTGGTTCGCGCGTGTCGTTACCATTGTTCTTGACGCCGGTGGCCCGGCTGGCCCGTCCGTTGTAAGCCGTCTTCAGTTCATCCCAATCGAACTTCTTGCTGTGTGCTGTGTCCTCATCCCGGTCACCTTCAATCATGACAACCGGGAGATTCGCCACTTGCGACATGATGCGGGCGCGCGCGGCTGGCGTGGACTTTGACGGATCAAAGCCTTCGTAGTCAGATCGTCCTACAAGCCGCCAAAGGAATTCAATGAGGGTGGACTTGCCCGCCCCAGGTGCACCCACGATCTCTAGAAACGGAAAGCTCTTCTGCGTGGCACGGATCTGTTCAGCGAACAGGCTCGCGTACCAGAAGGCGACCGCGACAATTCCCTTCTCGCCAAAGCACTCCCAGATGTAGCCAGGCCATTTGTCCTGATACTCCCGCTCGTCTCCGATATGCAGGTGTACGGACTGGTTCAGGCTCTTGATTGATAGCCGGTCCAATTCAAAGAAGTCTTCGTCGTTCAGCTCTATAGCTGCCCCATTTCTGATGGCCAGGTCGTTGAAAACGTAAGTCTGATGGTCGGCGCTGTAGCCAATAAAATCGACTGTCTCAACGGTCTTGATGCCATGCAGCTTGTCCTTAAGAAACTGGTCGAGCTGCGTTTTGGAACCGGTGAAGATGGAACCGGCTGCAATGCCTAGCAGGCGTTTCTTGAACTCTGTTGGAGCGGACAGTTGTGCGCCGGTGAAAGTGTTCTTGACAGGCCTTGCGCCATGCGGGAACCGGATCCGTGTGTAGTACCAGCTTTCGTCCGTGAGCTTGTTGACCTGGAAATACAGGAACTCTGGATAGCAGTTTGCAATCTCACTCAACATTCCCGCCTGCTTGGCGGCTTCGTCCACCAGCTCCTTTTCATCCATGCTGGCGGCGTGTTCGGAATCCTTCAACGCTTGGTGCGCGGCGTTGTAGGCAGCAAGGTCCAGGCCGAAATGGTACAGCCGGTCCTTGAACTCAAAGTTGAACCATGACTGTCCGGTGTGACGGTAACGGATCAGGGCCTTCTCTAAGGGCGTCTTCGCCAAGTGCAGCTCGCCGCGATACAGGTAGTGCTTGAGATTTTCCGGCTCTAGCTCGCCGTCTTTGAAGGCGTCGTTAAAGTCGCGCTTCTGACCGTTCTTGCCAGGGACAAAGGCCGCTACCACCTGGTCAAATCCTGCATCCTGCATGCGCTTCACATGCTTGGTGGCGGCGCGGCGTCCGGCCCGATCGTCGTCTAGCGCCCACACCCATTTCACGGATTTGTCGGCATGGTCCGCAAGCCGGATCTCGGGATAGTTGCCTGCCGAGAGAGTGGCGACGGCTTTCACGCCAGCGCAATGCAGGCTGGCCGCATCTATGCAGGCCTCAACCAACCAGACGGTATCGCCGTCTTCGATCTCTAGTCCTGGTGGTTGCCACCAAAGTCCCTTGTGCTTGCCGCCGAAGTGCTGCTTGCGGATTGTCCGCCTGCCGTCATCCTCAACCGTGATGGGCTCAACAAAGCGCTCCATATAGATTTCGTTGGCGCGGTCGATATCGAAGCGGACGGTCGCGGTTCCGGTGCGGCCAATTGCGGAGGGATTGTAGTAGGCCTCCTGACGGTAAGCACCGCGTAGCTTCTCAACAGGCAGGCCGCGCGCGTATGTCATGTAAGCGTCTGCGGTCGCGTTGGGGTCTTCCTGCGATTTCGGGAAGCGCTTGTTGAAGCCCTCAAACAGATCCTTGTAGAGATCCTTCACGGAGAATTCGGCGCCGCACCTGTTCAGCCGCCCACACCGCGCGGTCCAGGGCTTCTCCTTGGATACGTACAGCTCGCGATGACCGCATGCAGGGCACGTGCCTTGGCGCAGATAGTCACCTGCATCCTTCATGCGGTAGTCGGATTTCAGCCGCTTCAGGATCTCGTTTTGTAGTTCTTGGTTGCGCACGGCTTTTCCGGTCTAGGTGTCAGTGTCGGCTTGCCGGATAACGTCTTCCGGATCCCAATGGACAAGGACGCCTTCGGCAGGGAAGCCGTGGGTTGCCTTCACCCAGGCAAAGAAGTCTGCGGGTGTGTCAAAGCCATCGGCCTGGGTGAGTTTCTTTAGGCGGATGTGACCAAGGATCTGACCGTTCAGCATGATGTAATCATCACCCACGGTCATGCGGTCCACGTGTGTGCAAGTCGTCTCCGCGATGCGCCGGCAAGCCTTGGTGCGCATTCCGGTGTAGAGCTGCACCAGCCGACCAGGGCGCACATGGCGACGCTTTCCATAGACGCGGAAAGTGTGCGACTTCCGGCCTGTCTTGATCGCAGGGACGAACTTGGCCAAGAAGTTGTACGCGACCATCACGCCACCCCTAGTTCAAGCTGATCCGGTGACTGGTGCGCCACGGCACCGCGCTTGCGCGGTCGGTTTGCCGCCGCCACAGCGCTTGCCAGGTCGGGGCAGACAGAGTTGCCACACATGCGACGTTGAGCGGTGAGGGACAGGGGCGAACCGTCCGGGCCATGATCAATGATGTAGGAGTCGCGGAAGCCTTGGGCGCGGAACAGCTCGCGTGTGGTGAGCATCCGCATGCCAATGTCTGCAAGGATCCATTGTTCGCCGGCGATCGAGACAGTCACCAGTCCGAAGCGGTCGCGCGTTGTGACAGTGGCTGCCGGATCTGTGATCGAGCCACGCTGATCCGTTCCATAGTATTTGACCAGGAATGCAGCTACTGCGGCGGCGTGCCCACCCCCAGCGCAGATCGTCGGTGCCGGGGCATCAACGGGTTGCATGCGCCTGTCGCTGCCCTTCAGGCTCACAAGGTGTGGTGCAACCACTGCCTGCGTGGTGGCGCGCTGGACGATGGTGCTGACCGGCGTGCGGGCGTCGTGGCCCACAACACCCGTGTTGTGTTGCGCCAGGAACGGAGCAATGAGCGATGCACCGTTCGCGGTCGGAACGATCACAGGGAGCGGGTCTGTGACTTTGCGCGTGCGCGGTTCCTGACCGTCACGCTCTCCATATCGCGGAACGAAGTAGGGCATCACCAAGCCATGCGCGTCGCGATTGGCAGTGATGGTAGCCATGGGCGCGCCAAAGTCTTGCCCACGGAAGCTATCGCCACTGTGATTGCAGACCACAAGAAAGGGGTCTGGATCTTCCAGAACGTAGCGGACCACTCCTTGAGCTATCCGGCGCATTGTGTTTTCAGCAAGGGGGCGCTTTATCTGGATGCCATGTGACTGGCGCAGCTCGCGTGCGTCGTCGCTTGTCAGGAAGATTGACGGGCAGGGGATCGACCAATCTATGATCTCCGCCGCCGTGCGGTGGGGCTGTAAATCGCCAGCGATAACGCGCGGATCGTCGGGCCGGCCATGTGTCGGCTCAGGCTTTGTGATAGGGCCACCATCGCACCGCGCCACCAGTACCAGGCGCTTCCGTATCGTCGGTGCGCCATAGTCACATGCACGCAGTTCCCACCAATCGACCTCGTACCCAATCCGGCGCAAGGCCTCTACCCAATGCCGGAATGTCTGACCCTTTCGGCGCGGGCACGGCTTCTTGTCTGTGCCAAGCGGCCCCCAATCGCGGAACTCTTCCACGTTCTCAAGTGCGATCACCGCAGGGCGTACTAACCGCGCCCACTTGATCACAACCCAGGCCAGGTCACGGATGTGGCGCTTCACTGGCTTGCTACCCTTGGCCTTGGAGAAGTGCTTGCAGTCCGGTGAGAACCACGCGAATGCAACGGGTTGACCGCGCGTAGCCTCAATCGGGTTGACCGCCCAGATGTCACTTACAAAGTGCTCGGTATCCGGATGATTTGCCTCATGCATGGCGAGTGCCTGAGCATCGTGATTGATCGCGATATCCGGCGAGCGACCAAAGGCCATTTCAATGCCGGTGGAAGCACCGCCGCCGCCGGCAAAGCTGTCTATGATCAGCCCATGTAGATCCGTGGTGGCTGTATTTGCGGCGCTCATGAGCGCCCCCCTGCGGCCTTCAGGCCAGCGTCACGAGCTGCAACCAACTCCTGAAACGCAGCCTTGTTTCCGCCAGCGTCCGGGTGACACTTTTTTGTCTTCTCCCGGAAGGCAGCGTTGATCACGGCGCTGCTCGCGTTTGGCGTCACGTCCAACACCTGCGTCCAGTGTCGCTCGCCTTGTGCGATGGGCGCAGGTAGGGCATCAAAACCAGAAAATGCCTTGTGGATCATGACACCGCCGCCGTGCCGATCGAGCTGCCGCATGCCTTCCACAGCCAAGGCCAGTGACGTTGCGTTGTGCTCTGGTCGGTGGAACGCGTCGCGCGCCATCGCCTTGGGCGTGCCGCCAAGCTCGAAGTAGACCGCAACGCCGGGATCGTCGGGAATCCGCTGGCCGGACCGTGGCATGCCATCCGCGCGAAGTGCGACATTGGAAGACACTGTGATGTACTCGACACCGAGGCGGCGCAGCTCTGCTACAAGTCGCTCACATGCAGCGTGCATAGACGGTTGCTTGTAACCGCCGGTCCAGTCACTACGCCGAAAACGTGAGCTGCCGTCTTGCCGCTGGTGGTCCGGGGTGCGCGGCCATCCTTCAGGCCATGCAAGGGGGAACGCGTCTGTTGCCATTGTGAATGCTCCTTTTCACGAGGCCAGTTAGTCGACGTAGGGAAGGCGGGTTTCCGCCGGACGATTGGGCGCAACAGGACCGTTGCCGATGCGTCCGGCCTGGGTGATCTGTACAAAGACGATGGCGGTGAACGGGGCCTTCGTCGCCAACCGCCGCCGTTTCTCGGCCAGGCCGTCCCTGATCAGCGCATTCATGACGCGCTCGGGAATGACGGCTTTGGCGTGCTTGCAGGTAGTGCCCTTCCAATAGGCGACGGTGTAGCCACCCACTGACTGGTCGAGGCGGGCGGTTGCCTGGTGCATCCGCAACAGTTCAAGGGCGCGCTGGCGAGAGGCGGGCATTAGGCCGATTCCTCCGCATCAAACTTGCCGACTTCATTGCCCCAGGCGGTCCAGCCAGAGCGCGTGTTGCGGGCGAACAATTCTATGTAGGGGCCGCTGAAAAGCGTCTCTATCCGGTCGTATTGTTCCGGTGGTTTGCGGCTGTGTTCGCGGGACGGGCTGCGCACGCAGTCGTGCGGGGACCATTGGATGAAGTCGCGGACACTGCGGACTCCATCCGGTTGGTGGCCTTCGTCCAGCAGATTGGCTTCCCATCCTTTGCGAAGCTGCGGGTTGCCGCGTGTCGCCAGCAAGCATGGTTCGAGGTTTTTCCGGGTGCCGTATCCGCCGCCGAATGCGTACTTACGTGTCTGCGGATTGTATTTGATCCACTCCCACGCAAGTGCTGAGTACGTGAAACCCCAAGCCTTCAGCACCCGTTGCCAGACAGGCTGAAGCGGCCATGTCACCCACAAGAACAGTGCGCAATCCCGCGCTGCCAGAGTGCTGACCGGCAGGGCACAGATCTTAGCAATGTCCATGGTCGGGTAGTGCGCCGATGCGCTCTTGCCCGTGCCTTTCTCAGAACGCGTCTCAAAGGGCCAAGGCGGGTCCGCCAGAACGACTGAGAAGCCACCGGCGGGCCGCAGGGCGGCGAAGTCGCGCACATGTTGAGGGTTGGGCGTTGCCATGGCGCTGCGTCTCTACGCGTTGCTGCGCACGATGGCTTCAATGTCGCGGACGGATACAGCGACGCGCTTGCCGTCCACCATCGCAAAGACGCAAGTGCTTGTGCTGCGGTCTATGTCAATGAGGGTGTCGGACCCGAGCGCCTCATGATCGGCAACCACCATTGCGGCAATGGTGTCGGCCTTATCAACGGTCGTGCTCTTGTCGCGCACTAGCGACCGCTTCACCGCGTCAAACTGCCCTTCTCGATCATCCACGCCGGCATTGATTGCGCGATGCAGTGCGACGCGGGCGAAGTCTTGAAGGTTCTCGGCTTCGTAGGATGTCGGGCGCATGGCTTGCTCCTTCAGCTAGGCGCGTTTCACGGGCTCGTTCAGGGAGAGAACGAGTTGCTGGACGTTGACGTGTTCGGATAGGGGGATGTGAACGTCAGGGTTGGGCGCGGCGGACGGTGTGAGAATGCGGACGGGGGTGATCGCGCAGACGAATACGCAACCGCATTTGTCGTTGAGGCACTGGCAGGTGATTTCCCTGTAGATGGGCGTGAACTCTCGCGTCTTGCGAATGCGCGTTTTGTGCTCACAGTGCGGACATGGAATCCGCTTGATGGTCGGCTTGTGTTCCTTCACGCGCATTGCGACGCTCCGGACACGGACGATGGGAAGGGGTGCTTGCCCTGTCTCAGGCGCTTGACTGCGGCGGCAGATTTCTTGTTGCGGATCGCCGCGCCGGTCACCTGGTCGGCGTATTTCTGAGGGAGGGTGTCGGGCAGTTGGGAGATGAAGGACTTCGAGTAACCGAGTGCCTTCGCAAGCTCCGTGCACGAACCAAACAGGGCGATGGCGTGTTCCTTAAGCATGGTTACGCCGTTAAGCATGCTAAACGAAAAGGTCAAGCATGCTAAACCCAAGGTTTAGTATACTTAACCGGATGTTTGGTGACCGGTTGAAACTTGCGCGCGAACGCGCCGGGCTCTCGATGGCTGAATTGGCGCGGAATGCCGGGGGTATTTCCGGGTCCGCAATAAGTCAGTTGGAGGCCGGAACGTCCAAAGGGGCGCGCCCTGAAAACCTAGCTGCGCTGGCCCGCGCCCTGGGCGTCGATATGTATTGGTTGGCGACCGGCGAACCCAATCCTGTGCAGATTTCCGAATCAACAAGTGATTCGAAAGGCCCCTCAGCCAGTGCCAGCAGCGTCATGCTGGCGGAATTGATCGAGCTGTTCATGTCGGTGGACGGGACAGAGAACAAGCGGCTGTTGCTGGAAGCAGCCCGCATGTTCGTGTCGCGGTAAGGGTGCATCCATGAGTGTGATCATGTGGATTGTTGCCGGCATCATGGCCTTCTTCGCCATCGGGCAGTTCACCCTTGGCAACGTGTTGGCCGGGCTGCTTTTCGCGGTCATGGCGTTTGTGCTGTCGCCGCCGGGAACGGCGCGCGCGTTCCCCTCATACAAGGATAGCCGACGCTTTCGCGGGTGGATGGTTGTTGGTGCCGTGATCGTCTGGTTTGCGGTCGTGGTCTCTCAGATGCCGGATCCGGACGCCACACAGGACGCGACGGCGCCAGAAGATGTGATCGAGGCGGACGAAGCGGAACCGGTTGTGGTTGAGAGGGACTTGCCGCCGGACCCGGTTGTCCGCGCCGCGCCGAATGCCCCCGTCGAGACGCAGGATCCGCAACCGGCCTTTGATCCGGAGTTTCCGGCCCAGGCCCGTCAACAGGCGTCGGCGCTTTGGGCGCAGCTCAAGGGTGCGCGCTACAACAGTCAGTTCCACCAGTTCGGCTTCTCGCCCGCCGGTCCCTTCGGTGATTGGGAACGGCAACGCAAGGCACTTTATACCGAATGGTTGGACTATGCGCGCAACGGTCCCGGCGTCGCTGAAGACGTGATGCTTGGCCCGGCGATCCACTACATGTTCACGGTCGGCATGGACTGGACGCGCACCGCCGGTCAGGGTGACGCGAATACAGCAATCATGATCCAGGACATTGAAGCGGAGCTTGGGCGGTGACCAGGATTGTTTTTTTCATCGCGGTGCTGCTCGTGGGCCTTGCAGTGTTTACAGCGCTTGGGGTGTTCTCGGGATCAACTGAACTGCCGTCGACACATCAGACGGTCGATATGACTACGGATACGTATCAGGAGAGAGTCCGCTCCGAACTGCGACTGCGTTGGCGGGAGTTAAACGCTGTCCGATACGATCCCGAATTTCACCGATACGGTATCCACTCCGATGGACCCATGGCCGATTGGGCTGCCGGAATGCGGGCGCTGCGGGAAGAGTTGGAAAAGCATGAACGCAAAAACCCTGAGGCGCGGTTAGAACACCTGGATTTGAAGAACGCGATCAACGTTGTTCTGTATACGGCTACCGACTGGGCGACTACAGATGGAGGCGGCACAGACCAGATGCGGGAATACCTCCCGCTGATTCAAGCGGAGCTTTACCGCGAGTCGTCGTAAGGGTGTGACTCACGCCTTCCTCTCAAGCTGCGCTGCGGTCATGAAGCCGCTGCCGTTCAGCGTGTGCGTCACCCGTCCGCAGATCCAGGCGATCGCATCAATTTCCGGCCGCCATCCTGTGAGGGTCACCGGCGTTTCCGCCATCAGGTCTGCCCGCCCGATCGCCAAGGTCACAGACATGGTGTCGCGTGCCCGTTGAATGCGCGCCCATTCGCTGTCCGCTTCCGCCTGGGCTGTTGCTGCGTCCTTGAAGGTCGTGGCGAGCGTCTTCAACTTCTCCGGCGTGGATCCGCCGCCGGCGGTCACCATCTTGCGGACGCCATTGGCCACGTCATGCCATTGCGCCTTGACGCCTGAATAGTCGGTGGATCCCTGCTTGCGGCTGAAGGTGTGCCGGTCGCCGTCGCCACGGGTAAGGGTCACAGGATCCAGCGGCGTGCCGCCGGCGCTTTGTCCGGATCCGGCCTTGGCGAACAGCAGCCGTCCGGCCTTGATGGTGGCAATCGCGTCAAACTGCCGTCCAAGCCGGGTGAGAAGATGCCCGTCGCTTTCGCTCGCCTGGTCGATATGGCCGGGGTTCTGCCAGGCCAGGGCTTCCGCTACCACCAGCTCAAGGCCATGGTCCCCGGCGATGGTGCGCAGGATCTCGCCAAGTGGGATGCCGTCAAAGCTGCGGCGTTTGTGTTCGTTCAGCGACGCATGAAAGTCCGCGCTTCGCGCGTGGATCCTCAATTGATCCGGCGGGCCGGTGTCCGTCATTTCGTCGACAACGAAGCTGCCCTTGTTGATCAGGCCGGTTTCCTGGAAGCCCAGATGCACCGTCACCGATGCGCCCATGCCGGGCAGGGCAAGCAGGCCATCGGTGTTGCTCAACACAAGAACCAGCTCATCCGCTGCAAAGGCGCGCTTGTCGGTCAGGGTGAGGGTCACAAGGCGCGAGTTGATCTGCGGCGTAATGTCGGTGCCCGCGACTGTGATGAGAAAATCAGGAGTCATGCGCCGCCCCGCTGGATGTTGCCGGCCAGGCGTGCGATGGCCATATCTTCAGGTGTCAGGTCCGCCTTGTTCAGCGTGTCGTCCGGCTCATGGCGTAGCGACAGGGTGAAGCTCATCTTTCGTGCTTGCCCCTCGCGCAGGAAGATGCTGCGGCTTTGCTGCACGCTGCGGATGGTCCAGTAACCCAGGACGTTGCCGATGCCGTCCATGAGCAGATAGGCGGTGCCCGTCGCCTGCATGTCCAGCAGCCGTTGCAGATCCGCGGATCCGCCTGTTGTGCCTGGGTACAGATCTCCGGAAAGCGAGATTGTGTCCGTGCCTGGTCCAAGGTGTTGGCTTGCGGCTCGATCGCCAAACCGGTCATTGGACGCAAACCGCTCTGCCGTGTCGCGCTGGAATTGCTGATAGGCGACGGTGGGCACGGAAAACACAAACAGGCCAAGGCTCATCATCATGGGTGTCTACCCCTGGTCATGGAAGGCCGCACGGGCTGATGCGGCACGGTCGCGCTCGAGTCGCTCCACTTCGTCCGCCACCAGCCGGGCCAGGGCGTGTTCATCCATGCCCGGTGCGGCGTGAACGTGGATCTCGATTGTCTGTGTCACAGGGGCCGGGGCGGCGGGCAGGCCGGCATAGGCCGGAACGGCGCTCACACTTGCCGCCACAGCACCGGCGGCGGCCACCCGTGGTAGATCCCTACCAAATTGCTGCACGGCGTTCAGGGCGCGTCTCTGGCCCTGTTCAACACCTAGGGTGAGCCCTTGGGTCAGGTGCCCGCCGAAAGCGGCAAAGACACGGCTTGGGCTGTTGATGCCCAGGAGATCCGCGAAGGCCGTCTTGATGCGTCCGGCAAGCCCTTTCACGGTTTCCATCACGCGCCCAATGCGGCTGGTAATGCCGGTGATCAATCCGGACACGATATCCCTGCCAATGGCGTTGAACTTCTCCGTGAGACCACGCAACCACGCCGCTGCACTCATGAAGCCGCTCTTGATCGTGTCCCAATGCTTCCACACCAGATAGGCCGCACCGGCGATGCCCACGGCTATGAGCCCAATGGGGTTGAGTAGCAGCGCCTTGCCCAGCATCAACACCGCGCCGCCAACCATCTTCAGGCCGGTGGCCAGGGCCGCCGCCTTGAGTCCCACCGTCACGAACGCGAACTTCGCCAGTGCAAAGGGGCCAAGCAGTCCGGCAACGCCGATCGCCAGGCCACCGGCAATGGTCCAGACCGTTGCCAGCACACCCGCGACGGTGAACAGGCCGCCGGCAAGGCGCGGGTTCTCCCGTGACCATGCCGTAATGCCACGCACAAGCCCGGTGATGCCCTGCACCAGGTTCCGCAGGCCGAATGTCTGTGTGTCCGCCATGGCGATGTTCAGGCCTTCCCAGGCGCTTCCCAGGGCCACCACGTCGCCTGACAGGTTGTCTCCCATGAGCGTGGCCACGCGTTGCGCTTCACCTTCGGCCTTGTTCAGCACATCCACGAACTGCGTGATGGCTTCCGCCCCCTGGGCGCGCACAAGGGCGGCCATGCCGCTACCGGCCTGCTTGCCGGCAATGGCCGTGAACAGGCCCAGGCGTTCCGCGTTGCCCATGCTTTCCGTCTTGCGCGCGATCTCTGCCAGGATCTCCGGCATGGCGCGCATGTTGCCCGCTGCATCTTTGGTTTGGACGTTGAGCGAGGCGAGTGCCGTTGCGGCCTGTCGCGGCGGACTGGCCATGCGGGTGTACATGCTCCGAAGCACCGTGCCTGCCATGCTCGCCTGGATACCCATATTGCCGAGCAGTCCGGCCATGGCGGCGGCTTCCTGCATGGATGCGCCCGCTTCAAACGCCGCCGGCGCAACATAGGTCATGGTGTCGCCAAGCTGTTGCAGGCTGGTATTCGACCGCGTGAACGTGGCGACCAGCGTATCGGCCACCATGTTCATCTGCCCGGCTTGCAGGTTGAAGGCGCTCAAAATGTTGGATGCGATATCGGCGCTCTGTGCCAGCTCCGTGCGTCCGGCTTTCGCCAGGTTCAGCATGCCTGGCATGGCGGCCAGGATCTCGGCTGCCTCAAACCCGGCCATGGCCAGGAATTCCATGCCGCCCGCCGCCTGGGTGGCGCTGAAGGCGGTTGTGTTGCCCAGGGCGATGGCCTGGGTGCGTAGATCCTTGAATGCTTGCGATGTCTTGTTGACGCGCCCGATGGCGCCAACCGCGCTCATCTGTTCGTCAAACGTCATGCCCGGCTGAATCGTGCCGGCCAGGCCGCGAAGGGCGGTCGCGCCCCCCGCGACACCTGCGGCCCCTGCAACCGCCAGGTTGGATTGGGTTTGCAGGGTCCGGCGGTATCGCTCACCTGCTTCCGCCAATCGGCGTTGCTGCCGTGCCGCGCGCTTCAACGCCTGTTGCTGCCGATCAAGCCCGCGCGACGTGGCGGCGATCCGCGTTGCCAGGCGGCTTTGTTCATGCGCCAGGTTGCGTGTGTCGATCCCGGCCTTGCCAAGCGCGCCACGTTCACGCTGAAGCATGTGCAGTTGCGCGGCCTGTTTTTCCTTCAGGGTCCGCACACTGTCTGCGGCCTTACTTGCCGCGCGGGCCATGGCTGTTGTCGGTCGCACCGCGTGCTTGTGCACTTGGGCAAGGCGCTGCGCTTCCACCTGGGCAGCCTTGAGCTGTTTGGCGGTGCCGGCGGTTTCGCGCTTGAGCTTCGCAAAGCCGGTCAATCGCTTCTGTGTCGCCTGAAGTCCCTTCAGCTCCTTCGAGGTCTTGGCCACACCATCCCGCATTTTGGTGGTGCTTTGCGTGATGCCCTTGAACGTCTTTGACGCCTTATCCAGGGCTTCAACGCCGATGCGGAGCTTAAGGTCTTTCATGGTCGCGCGGCCTTTCATGAGCAGCGGCCATGGGCAGGGTCAGTCCTTGCCCATGGCTTTCCTGAGTGCGTCGTTCTCCTTCACCGCTTGCGCATACCAGTCGCAGAATTCATCCAGCGGCATCGTATCGAGAACGTGAGGGGGCCACCCGCCGCCAAACACCATGTTGATAAAGGCGTAGGCCTGTGTGAGGTCGGCGGGAATTACTTTACCGTGAGGTACTGAACCACCTTGTCTGTGAGGCCGATCAGATCCAGTGCGTTCATCTGTTCACAGATGATCTCTTCCGGCAGCGCGGGCGTTGTCAGCCTGGGGATCAGCTTCAACATCGCGTCTGTGTCCCCGTTTACCAGCGCGCCCAACTGAAGGCCGCGCAAGTCACCAGGTTTGGGCCGCCGAACGTGCAGGTCTGTTATCGGCTGCTCGCCAAGCGTGATGGGTGTGGCGAGCGCATGCGAAACGCCTTGTGTGGCCGCACCGATGGCCTCAGTGCTGACCGGTTCTGGTGCACGTGTCTCGGCCACCTGTCCCGGCCCTGCGTCTTTCGAAGTCTCAGCGCCGTTCTTGCGTCCGTGGGTCATTGTGTCTTGCTCCAGTGTTGTTGGACGATTGGGGCGGGTAGGGGTGTCCCTACTCACTCAGGCCAATGATGCGGCGGGCTTCGGCCAGCACGTCTTCGCCGGCGATTACCTCCACACCATTTTCAAAGTCGAGTTCAACCAGCGCTTCGCCGTTGCGATCGAACCGGAAGTAAGTCAGCGACAACTCATGATCCGAATCCGTCATCTGGCCTTCCTTGACGGTGCCCAGGTCGATCTTGTCGAGGCGACCGCGTGCCACCACTTCGATGGCCACCATGGGCGCGCCGGGCGTATCCGACTGGTAGGCACCGACAAAGCGCACGCCGGTGTCAGACGCGGCGTGCTTGGCCAGCGCCTTGAGCAGCGATTGCGTGTGCTCGCGCAGTTTGATGGTCATGGTGAGGGCATTCCAGCCAAGCCCCACCATGGCCGGGCCGCCCATGCCTGCGCCCCGGTATTCTTCGGTGTTGCGCTCGATTGACGGAAGCGTCACTTCCTCGGCTTTACCGAGATAGCCGACGCCATCCACAAAGACGTTCATCTTCTTCAGTGTTTCGGGAAGCATGGTCAGCTCCTAATCAAAGGGGTCAGAGGTGTGGGTAGGCGGACGCGGTTGCCGATCGCCGCGCGCTTACGCGGCGGCGATAGCGGCTTGCAGGTCCAGGATGTAGCTGTCAGTGATCCGCTGATTGAATTGCAGGTTCTCAATCGGCGGGACGGGCGTGTAGTCGTAGTCAATCTGCAACTTGCCCGCCTTCAGCTCTTCCACCGGGTTGAGTTCGGGGTTGAACCAGGCCTGTCCGCCAAGCAGATAGCCGTTATTGGTCAGGCTACGGAGCTTCGCGTTCACACCCTCGATGATGTCTTTGACATTCGGCAGGCTCATGGGGGCGTCCACAGCCCACATATGCGCTTCCGCCATGGTGTCAGCCAACACCTGAGCGGTGCGGGTGTAGTTCTCGAAGGCGAACAGACTTGTTGGATCCGCACATGTCCGGGATCCCCAGAAGCGGAACCCGTTTTCCCGAATGAGCGTGGTCACTTCGTTTTCGTTCAGGTAGCCCGCATCCGTGTCCGGGCTTTGAAGATCCCAATTGACGTGTTGCGAGATCCCGGTAACGCCGTTGACCGCGATGTTGGAAAGCGTCTTGTGCCAGCCAATCTCATTGTCAATCTTCGCCCGAAGTCCAGCGGCGCGCGCCGTGGCAAAGGCAGTGTCCTTCAACTGCGTGGTGGTGTTGAACTTCTGAAACTCGGGCCAGATCACCATGAGTTCGCGGGCATTGAAGTTGCCACGATAGGTGACGGCTTCTTCCTTGCTGGTCGCGCCATAGGCGGACACATAGGCAAAGGCGCGCAACTCCTGGGCGATGGTGACCAGCTCCGTGGCAACAGGCTGCGTGTCCAGGCCGGGAATGGCCAGGATGCGCGGCACCACGTTCAGTTCCTGCTTGGCGACGGTCAGCGCCTTCATGCCCGTGCGGGTGCCATCGGCTTCCACGGTGCCGATGATGTTGGCATTTGTGCCGGCTTCGTCCACGCCTTCTTCAACGCGCACCACCACCACCCAGGGGTTCGCCTGGTCGCGGATGGCATCCAGAGCGAAGGGCAGGGTGCCCGTGTCACCCGCCTTGCTGATGGCGGTGTAAATGTCCGTCATGAGAATGGGCGTGTTCAGCGGATAGGCGGCGGCGTCGGCATTGGGGCCGGTGCACACCAGGCCGATGACCGCCGTGCGAATGGTGCGGATGGGGCGTGTGCCTTCGTTGATTTCAACAACGCGGACGCCGTGGTGATAATCGTTGGGCATGGTCAGTCTCCTTCAAGCGCGGTGCGCGGTGTGTGGCCTTACTCCGGCTGCGGCCATGTCAGGGTGGACAAGATGGTGTCGATTTCGGCTGGGGTTGTGGCCGCGCGGATGGCCTGCTTGGCATGCAGCCGGGTTTGCTCGATCTGTGCACCGGCCAGGACCCAGGCGTCGCGCCGGGCGCGGATCACGCTGCCGACTTCGGCAAGCGTGTCGCCATCTACACCGATGCAGGCCGCGAGAAACGGGTAGTCGGTCGCGCTCGGGGCGCCGTCGCTCAAGATGGCGTCCGCTTCCACTTCCTTCTGTTGGTACGTCATGGCCTGACCAGCACCAGGTGTGAGGAATAGAAGCCGTGCAGTCTCGGCTGCGGCATCAACAACCGCGCCAGCCTGATGGCGGATCTGGTCGAGTGGAGGCGCGGGCGCTTCGTCCAAAGCATCGGCTGGCGGCTCCACACCGACTGTATGGATTGCGTGCTCGGATCCGTCCGGTAGCCAGTACGTCTTTCCGCGCCAGTCCGGAATCAGGTCCCATCCACCCCCGTTGAACACAGGTATGGTGTGTCCGACCGCTTCAGGCGGTGGCAGGGTTGTCGTGTTTGCCGGAAGTACAAGCCGGCCAGGTTCTCTCGGATCTGTCGCGGCTCCAGTGCTGTTGAGAAGGATGCCGTCGTCATCGAAGTGGAAGATTGTTGTCACGACCGCCTCCTAAGCGTACCGAATGAATGCGCGAGTGGCGTAGTTCTTTGGGCGCGTTTCAGCGCCGCCGCTTGCCTGTACGCCGTTCGTCTGTGTGGTGACGTGAGACACGGGGTCGTTGCCCCGACTGAAATAGTCGGTGCCGCCGGTGAGTTGAGCGGGCCGGAAGTACTGGAGGTGCGAGTGCTCCTTGAACTCGTCTTCCTGATAGCTTCCAAGGGATCGCCCAGGATCCAGGTTTGCGCCGCCATCAAGGACGCGGAGAAACGCACCCCGGTAATCGGGAAGGCGGAAGGTCGAAACACCATCCCCGTCAGAGAACAGGCCTTTTGCCGTTGACCATGCCGCTTCCGTGGTCAGTAGCCCGTTGGTATCAGCGAAGTTGAAGAGATCCGCGTAGGTGCTTCGATTGTAAGTAGCACCGTTCAGCTCAAGGAAATGGGAGGGGCTGGGGTTGGCGAGGGCGAAACTATAGGAGCCTATGCTCTGTTTGCTTTGCGCCAGAACGGCGGCAACAACAAATGCGGTGGTTGCGAGCTGCGTCGTGTTCGTTCCGGGATTCGCAGTAGGTGCCTCAGGCGTTCCGGTGAATGCCGGCGAAGCAAGCGGTGCCTTCTGGCTCAACAGCGTCATCATGGTTGTGCTGAAGTTGGGATCATCGCCCAGGGCCGCTGCCAGTTCGTTCAGCGTGTCGAGTGTGGACGGCGGCGCATTCAGGATCGACGCAAGCGCCTGTGTAACAAACTCGGTTGTGGCCAGGCGGGTCGAGTCGTTGCCGGCTGCCGGCGTCGGTGCCTCCGGTGCGCCGGTGAAAGTGGGACTCGCGATCGGCGCGCGGGCGTCTACTTCCTGCTTGAGATAGGCCGTGCGGTTGGCGAGCGCCTTGGCTTGCACATTGTCGATGCCGTCCGGTCCGCCCAATACAACGTCAGTTGTTTCAAGCTGGTAGATGCCATCTACCCAGACAGGATCTTCAGATAGATTGGCCATCAATCACCCCTCGTGTGAAGTCGCCATTGCGAATGACAACGCCGTTGCGCGTATTGAGAGCGCGGTCATATCGAAGCTGGTGCAGGCGATTGCTTTCGCGCTTCACCAGGTTGATGATCCGGCGGATTTGTTCAGCCTGCGGAAGGCTCACCGGCTTGCGCATGACAACCGTGAACCAGCACCAATGCGTGTAGACGCTGTAGAAGTGGGTTCCGTCGCGCTTCACCCTGCCGTCGCGGCGGCGCGCGTCTAACCCATCATACACGTCGCATTCGCCATAGCCGGCGGCACGAATGGCGTCCTTGAGCGCGCCGACCGTGCCTTTGCGCGCATGTACCAGAAGGCTTTGAGCTGTCACCGATCGCTTGGTGTCTTCAGACCAGCCATCGTCCCAGAGATCCACCGAGAAGGCGTAGGCGAGCCATGGCACGATATCCATGGGAGCGGCTTCCGGATCCCAGACCAGGCGGATGCCCGGATCCACGTCAAAGCGGCCGGCGGCGGCGGCATCAAGTGCGCGCTCAAGGGGTTGGGCATTGGGGGGCAGTAGGTCAGACATTCTGCACCACCACATTCACGGTGAAGCCCGTGCAGTAGGCGGCCTGTTCGCCTGTCGGCTCGATATCGTTGAAGCCCGTCAGCGTCACCTTATCGACACCGGCAACCGTCAACGCTTCGTGGATCCCTGATTCCGTCACCCGCAGTCCAATGGCGTGGCGTGCGTTCACGTAGTCTTGCAGGGCGTCTTCCGCTGCCGTCTGGGCAAGCGGGATCTGCGGGCCTTCGGTGACTTCAATGGTGGCGTCAATCGTGTAGCTCACCACGTCCACGGCTTTGACAATCACCGTGTCCCCCATGGGTCGGACATAGGCGTCCGTCAGATGTGCTTCTACGGCGGAGAGAACAGGCATCGTGGGGATGCCGTCGCCATCCCAGCCCATGACCACAACGGTGATTTCACCCGGATTGGACTGAAACGCATTGGCGTGTTTCACCTGGGCGGCGATGCCCACCGGATCAAATGTGTATTCGGTAATGACCGTGCCGGGCTGCGGACTGGTGATAGCGACGTTCGCAGGTGTCTCGCCGGCGGAAAGCGTGTTGAAGATGTACCCGCCGCGTGAACCGGCAACGCTCAGGGCTTCCGGGGAAAGCAGTATCCGCCGGCGCAAGGCTTCGTCGTCTTCATAGGTGGGGGGCACCGGGGGCGTGGCGAGCGGATCGCCCGCGTCCAGCAACAGGCGCGATACGCCATAGCGTGCGCCGATATGTTCCAGATCCGCACCCGTGGCATAGGCTGGCATCACCCGCCGGGCGTCGTCATTGGTGCGCGCGCGCCAGTGCACCTCGCGATAGGCCGCCAGCTCAAGCAGCTTGACCACGGGGTCACTCTCAAGGGCGGCGGTGAAGTCCGGATAGAGTAGCTGGAACGCCGCAATCAGTTCGGTGCGGATTGCCTCATAGGCCAGCTCTTGCAGCACTTCCGGCTTGGGCAGCGTTGCCGGATCTATGTAATCGAAGCGGCTCATATCAGCAGCCCCGTCAGCCGCGCCCTGTGGCCATCGGCATAGGCCAGATCCAGATCGATTTCCGTCTTGCCGTCTCGGGTGGCGCTCACCAGCTCGATGCGGGTGACCTTCACACGCGGTTCCCATTTGGCCAGCGCATCGGCGCACACGGCCTTCAGCAACATGCTTCCGGCGGCATTGGACGCGGCATCCACCAGGGAGAAGGCGAGAGATCCGTAATCGCGGCGCATGACACGGCTGCCAAGCGGCGTAGTCAGAATGTCGGTGATTGACTGGCGCAGATGGGCTTCGCCATCCAGCGGCGCACCCGTGCCGGCTGACATGCCTCTCATGAGCGGATCTCCCCGCCGTGCTGTGACCTAATCCACGGCATGCACGGTCTCCGATCCCTCATGAATCACGCCGGTCAGACCTGCGCTGGATCCGGAAAGGATCTCGACCCGATCACCGGCGCGCGCGACGCGCTTGCCACCTTCGCCGCCCAGGTCCACGCGGTCCGCGTCCACCAGGGCTTCAGGCGCTTGCACAATGACTTTCGCGGCGGCCTTGATGGTGATGGCCCCGCCTTGCGGAACCACGTCCACGGTCAATGTGTGCGCATCGTGGTCGTATGAAATTGCGGCGCCATCCTTGAAGCGCACCAGCGCCTTGGCCGGATCATCTCCGGGCTGCGGATGGGCGGCCTGGTAGATCCCGGTGAGAACCACGCCATTGGCCGTGTCCCCGCTTTCGCTGAAGACAACAACCTGTTCACCTGGACTTGGTGCCCACCAGGTGCGGTCCTGTCCGGCGCGGAGGGCAAAGAAGGGTAGCCAAGCGGTGATCACGTCTTCGCCCAGGTCCACCTTGACGCGTGCCGCCGCTGCGTCGAGGGCGTGCACACGTCCGCGCCGCACGATGTTTTCAACGCGGCGGAACAGGTCGGCTAGCTGGAATGGATCAGGTCCGGACATGGCGGCATCGTTTCGACCGCCCGTCACTTTGTCATTGGGGTGCTGGTTACAACGCAGCCTTGTAACCCGGTGCCGCCTAGGCGACCTTTCGCCAGACGCGCATGCCGTCCGGCCCGCGCTCTGCCGTCTCGATCATGAGCCAGGTGTAGTCCGTGGCCGTCCAGGCCTTCACGTCATCTGTCAGGTTGTCGAGAACCCAGTCACCGGCGTCCGTCCTTGCCACAAGCACCGCGTGCCCTTCTCCGGCTGGTGTCTGCACCACGGCAATACACAGGGCGTCGCGTGGCCATCCGGCATCCACCAGCCGCCGGCGCTTGGCAATCACATAGTCTTCGCAATCGCCTTCGCCGTCTCCCTCTAGCTCCGCATCGGCCCACTTCTCCAAGCGGCCATACTTTTCAGCGTCCGGCCTTGGCCAAATCTCGCGGTTCACGGCGCTGTTGATGGTGTTGAGCGTGGAGATATCGCCAAGCGTGGCGGCAAAGGGTGTGTCAGCAGCCATCGGGGTTGTCCTCGCGGTACTCGGTGCATCCGATGGGCGGTGGCACAATTTCACCGGTTGGAATGGGTGTGCTGGTCACAGGCTTAGGTGGTGTGCAGGCGGCAATGAGAAGAAATGCCAATAGTGGGTACACGGATTGTTTCACGGGGCCAGTCCTAGGTTGCAAATTCCTGTAGATCTTCATCCGATACCGTGGCGTCGGGTGCCAAGGCGATGCTCTTCAGACCGCCCGAAAGGAACTGCTGATCACCGAAGGTGTGACCAAGGCGGAATGTGTTCCAGCGCCATGGCTCGGTGGTCTGAAGCACTCTCGACACAGTTGCGCCATCGACCGACATTGCGATCTCATTGCCGTCAAATTTGATGGCCGCTTTGTGGACTTGCCCCGGAACAACATCGGAGGGGCCGTTTGTGCTGCTGTAAGCGTCCGGATTAGCGGTGGCGCCAAGCTGGATGGCGCCATTGGTCACGGCTGCAAGCAATATCCGGTGATCAAACGAGCCATCGTCAATCTGGAAGGCGTAACGGTAGGTGCTCGAAAGCAGATCATCCACAGCGAACTCACAGACGATCACGCCGCCTGCGTCCATGCCCTCGACATGCTCAAGCGTGGCGTCACCTGCGAGCACCCACTCCTCGCCTGTGTCAGAAACAAAGCTCGTCTGGCCGGGGCCGGTGATCTTCGCAGGGTTCATGTCCCATTTCTTGACGCCATCTTCGTAGAAGACCGAGCGGAAGGTCTTGCCCGCCCATACATCAAGACCGCCACGCGCGCCGATCTGCACCGGCCTTGTAGAAGCGTGAAGTCCACCTGAAATGTCAGCATTGAACGGGCGATTGGCTGAACCAATCAACTCCCAATTCCCGACCAGTTCTTCCGGTGTGTCCCATGGATCGGGCGACTGCTCAAAAGTCGCAGTACTGTTCGCGACATCAACACTGATCTGGAACCACACTCCCTGACCATCCACCGCGCTGACACCGGCGTTCGTGATCGCAAGAGGCTGGTCACTGCCGTCCGTCGAGGCGTAGAAGTAGAGCACGCCCCCGCCTCCAAGCCTCAAGACGTGGCCGTTACTACCGCCAGTCCACTGGCCCGAAAGCTCCTTGAGAGTTGCAGGCGTCCAGTCATTTGCGACCACGAAGGTCCGCATGACCACGCTGCTGGTAGCGCCCGACACCGGAACAGTTGCTTGGATAAGGTCGCCATTTGCACCCGGCGAGTTGACGTAGCGGGCCTTAGGTCCGACCACTTGCTCCGGGATGACTTCACGCAAAGTGACATCAGTGACATTGCCTGTGGTGGCACCACCTGATGCCTGAAAGATCAGCGCGCTTGTCACGCTGCCAGACCCCGCACCCCCATCAACGAGGATGCGCTCTGAATACGTGCCGTCGCTACCGACTCCCGGCAACTGGGTGATCCCATTCGCCTCATCACGGATCGACGGGCTGTAACTACCAGCAGTCAGCCCAGACACCGTGTAGGTGACCTCGACGATCTTGTCCACAACGTCGTCGGCAAGTGCGAAGCCGCCGAAGGCGCCTGACGAAACACCAACGAAAGCAATTCCGCCCGGCACTTCCGTCACATCGGCTGTGTTTGTGACAACCGCGCCGGTTAGGTTCGTCCCAAGGCTCTCAGGCACGATCTTGCCGAGCCAGCCATCGAAGGGAATGACGCGCCTCACGGCATTGATTGTGACCTTTCCGGCCCAAGACGCGCAGTTGAACTCAAGGCGAGTTGTCACCGAGCGGGCAACGAACTGGACCTTGTGGTTGCCCTCTGCCGGGTTCGTGGCAGACCACGCGGTCGTTAGGTCGTTCGCCGCGTCATTGCCTTCGGAAAGGGTAAGCCCGGCACCGCTATTGTTGTTGCCTTGATTGTCGATGTCGAAATCGACTTCAAAGGTTGCACCCTCAATGAAAAAGTCGAGATACCGCGCCGCGCCACGGGAGAACCCACTACTCGCGTGGATCAAAGAGCGCCCGTTTTCAGTATCGACGCTCCACCCTGTTCCTAGTTGATTGAATGGTGCTTCAGCGGCAAGCGGAAACTGGTCAGCGCCACGTCCGCGCTTCGCTACTACCGTATCCGGATTTGTGATCACATCCAGGCCGGATGACAGATCCACCAGGCGTGGGGGATCGAACGCGTCCGCATATGCGCCTGTCTGACCTCCCACAAGCGACAGATCCCGCGCCGCGTCCGCAGCCCATATGGTGCCCGCCGGGAAGTCGGCAGCGCGCTTCAGGGGTGCAGCGAGAGTGTTGGCAAGGCCGGGAGCAAGGGAGTCCGTCAAGGGCATGGCGGTCAGACCATCACGTTCAAGTCTGTGCCCGCGCTGGCGCCGATGACCTTGGCGACAAGCGGAAGGTGACTGTCTTCCGGAAGGGCCAGGACGGACCCGTTTTCCGTGAAGGTGCCGCCTTCCAGCTCGATCAGCGTGTTGTCCGGTGCCCTGTAGCCAATGGTCACGGTGGCACCGTTCCACGTGCCCCAGACCAGCACCGTGCGCCGGCCCTTGATCATGATCACGGCTTCACCGTCCGCCGTCTGGTTCTGCATGAACGTCTTCGGCACTGTCATGGTGCGTTCCTTTCGTGTCGCGGTCCTAGCTATAGGTCGGCAGGCCTTCCCTGGTGCCGCCCCTGCCGATGGTCAAAACCTGTTGCCGGTTGTGCGTCATGCTGAAACTCACATGCACCCATCCGGACTGCGGCTGGCCGATCGTGTGAAATTCGAGAATGAGCTGGTCAAAGGTCAGGTTGTCCCGGATCCACTCCGCCAGGACGTGATTGGGAATGCCCGGCAACTCGATATCCGCGGCTTCCCCGCGCGGGTGTGACTTCAGGTCCAGGTAGAGTTGCCAGGATGAGTCTTCATGCGGATCCAACCGGCGCTTGCTTGCCCATCGCAAGAAGCTGCGCCAGGTCAACACGCGTTCCAGCTCTGGCGAGCGATACCAGCTCGACGGGGAAAACGGGATCCGGAAATGCGCGCGCACGGGCTCAAGGATCGTGTGCGCCAGTGCTTCAAGGCGCGGGTGCAGCTCCCTGGGCGGCGTGTTGTCGATGCCGTGGCGGGCAGCGGTTTGGCTGCGCATGGCTTCATGCAGGGTGAAGTGCGGTGAGAGGCGAGTGTGTGTCATGGGGCTTGGTCCGGATCTATGTGATCGAGAATCAGCGTCTGAACGGCTTCCACGTCCGCATGCGCCAGCCCAAGCAGCTTGCGTTGCGAGTAGCGCACAAGCGGCCCCGCTTCGCCGTCGCTGCCCTTCAGCCGATCGCGAAGGCCAAATTGGTGGATACGGGCAATGCGCGCCGTGCGGCCTTCAAAGCCGACGGCAACGCCATCTGCGGATGCGTCTATCTTCATGTGCCGGGCCTTGCGCAGACCAAGCAGCATCTTGCGCCGGCGGCGCACCTGGTCGCGCCGTGGCTTGCGCGGTGCCCACCGGCGTCCGTCCGGATCCGTCTGTTGCGTGATGCGCTTGGCGTTGATGCGCCGTAGCAGCCGGCCCATGGCAGTGAACAGCTTGGCCCGCGCCTTGGGGTCCAGGCTGGCAATCACGCCCTCAACCCAATCCTGCAATCTGTCCAGGCCTTCAGCCCGCGCAAGATCCATGATCAGGTGCCCTCGCTGAAGCCGGTCAGGCTGTCCGCGTCAATGCGCGGTTCCGGCTGAAGGGTCAGGCGGTGATCCCCGTCAACGGTCTCAACGGCCCAGGTTTCCGATAGGGGCACGCTGAACGCGATATCCGCCGCGTCCGTGTTGAGAATGTCGGCATCAAAGGTGACGGCATCCGGGGCAAGGCCGGGCTGAAACTCTTCCAGCCAGTCCCAGAGGAACAAGGCCACGGTGACCGGGTTGCCGGTGAACATCTCCGCCAGCACGTCTGCCCGGTAGGTCAGGCGCAGGCTGCGGCTTTCGCCGTCCACATACCGCAGCACGGTGCCGCTATCAGCAAACGTCACCAGCGTGTCCGCCTTGAAGCCCAGGGGTGCGGCTAGCAGGTGCTCGCGAAGGTCGGCCAGGCGCTTCATTGGGGTGTGGATCGCTGTCGGTTTTCTGCCCAAGCGCGCATCACCGATGGCACCACTTTCTCGGCACTGCGTCCAACAACATAGCCGCCAAGGCCGATCTTCATTAGTTCGTATACAGACAGAAGTTCGTCTTCGCTCATGTCGCCTGCCGTCCACCCCAACCATCGCGCCACAATAAGCAGCAAGAAAGTGATCATGGTGAGTGGTCGCCAGTTGCGCTGAAGCCAGCTCTTGCCGTTCGCCTCTGCCTGAATGATCGCAGCCTGTGCCGTCGCAAGCTTGCCTTCGTACTCAAGCGCTGACTTCATCAAGGTTGCTTCGTGGCTGCGCAACATGTTCTCGGCTGCAAGGCGGTCTTTGTCGGTGGTGAAGAGGCTGCCAACACCTTTGATCACTTCACCAACAGAGCTACCGATTATCTCACCCAGCATTGCTGTCTCCGTTTCCTTGCTCCAAGGCGCGCTCGGCCAGCTTGAAGTGTTTGCGCTTGTACCAAGCGTTGACGAGGAAGGTTGCTATCGCAGTCAGGAGGCCTGCGAGCGCAATCCATTCATTGAAGGTCAGTACACCGATCATTGTGGCGGTGCCGCTTCCGGCGTAGCTCGTGGCTGATGGCACGTCGTTCATTCTCAATCCCACAGCTTCACGCTGGTATCCGTGGTCAGGGTCGTGTTGGTCGGGCTCGGCAGGCGGACGGGTGTGCCTTCCGGCAGGACCGGTCCGAGATCCGCAAGCCCGTGGTTCATGTCGATCAGCTTTTCGGTGGCCCCGGACCATTCGCCCAGATAGCGTGCACAGATGATGTCCGCCGTGTCGCCTTGCCGTGCGTAGGCAACGCCGCTGTCCGGGAATGGTTCGCGCCGGACGCCCATCAGATCAGCTCCACATTGCCGCTATCCCGGCCGGAAATGGCGGCGATCGCTTGCCGGGCGATGCGGTAGCTGTCCTGGGCGGCGTCTTCTGCCGTGTCGGCATTGTCCGCGCCGTCATTGGTCAGATCCGTGTCAACGGTCTTTTCCAGAAGAAAGGCTTTGGCTGTGTGATAGACGGCGCTTTCATACAGCGTCACCAGCTCCCCGGTGTCGCCATAGATGTCCTGGTCCACATCCGCCAGCGAGGCCTTGCCGTCGTCCTGCTGTGTTGCTGCATAGCTGGCGAGTTCGCGGTTCACGCGGATCATGGCCAGGTGCAAATCCGACTGCACCACGTCCGGAGACAGGTAGGGCGGCACACGGACGGTCTTGCCCATTGCCTCGACGGACAGGGGCGGGAAGAAAGCCAGATTGGTAACGTCACCGGGTCCGGCGTCGGGTCCGCCCGCTGGTATCACAATCGTGTTCATGGCGGTGTCGTGCGCACCATATGATCCGTTACAGATGGGATCGGCCCGCCTGGGAAGCGTCCAGGAGAGCAATCCCTTGCTCCCCAGGCGGACCGTCTGGCGCGAGGCCAGAGAGGACTGTCAGCCGCTAAGCGGGCGGCTCTTGTGTCTGTGTGCCGTCCGGTGTGTCACCGGCGCCGGTTTCCTGGTCGGCGGCGTCCACCTTCTTTTGCAGGTCATCGCGGCGCTTCTTCAGCCCGCACTTTTCGTGCAGCTCAAGCGCGCGGTTGTAGTGGAACAACGCGGCGCGGAGATCCTGCGTGTCGCCGGCGTGCTCGAAGGCAAAGCCCAAAGCCTTGTGCAGCTTCGCGGCTACCTGGTCCGGCATGTCTGCGCCGTCCGTCGCCTCGGCAATGTCCTTGAGGACTTCCAGGCCAGGACCGTCCGTGCCATCGGCTTCCGCCTGAATGCCCGCTTCGCCAAAGGCTTCGGCCATCCAGACCGCGAGGTCGCGGGTGAAGCGCTGCGGCATTTTGAGATCGTACTCTGAGGCATAGAGCGCGATTTCGGCGGCCTTCTCGAACTGGTTGAGATCCACAAGCCACACCATGATTTCCGTCATGATGGGGTCATCGCCACCGGGTTCTTCGCGCATCACGCCTTCAATGTAGGGCAGGTACGCGCCCACGAAGTCCGCCTTCATCGCCACCTTGCGTTCCGTGCTCTGCACACCCTTCAACTGACTGATATGGGTGGCGAGCTGCGCCATGAGCTGATCGTGGAGCGTCGTACCTTCCATGGTGTCGGCAGCGGGATTGGCAGCGGTTTGGGCCGCAGCCTTGGCGGCGGTCACCGTCTCAAAGTGGGTGCGGAATGGGTCTCTCATGGTGGCCTCTGGGTCTCTCTGGTTCGCGTATCGAACGAGCGTTGGGGGCGGCCATGCCGGCCAGGCCGGTCGTCGTGCTCCGCCCCCGTCTCTCGCGGTGAATTCAGTGCTTAGGCCCAGCCGCCGACTCCGTCCGGCGTCAGGATGCCTTCGCTCAGAAGGGCGCACGCGTAGTCTTCGACCACGTAGTCTTCATTCACGGACTGATAGTCCGCGATGCGATCCTTCTTCGGTTCTTCTTCAATGCGGCGGCGGCGCGTGCCGTTCTGGTAGTAGATCGACAGGTTCGCCAGCTTGGTCACCATGAAGGCGTTGGCAGGGAAGAACGGGACCATGATGGTCCGCTTACCGCCGATCATCTTGTTGGTCAGCATGATCTGAAGCGCGGCGCGCTCGGTCGGTGCATCGTGGTCACCGGCGAGGCTCACATACTTGTCCGAAAGCAGGTTGCGTCCGCAGATCACAACAAGGTCCGGATCGTCCGCGTACCATTCCGCGATCTGAGCATTGATGCTCGCCATCACGGCTTGGTCGATGTTCTTGTAGTCGGCGTCTGCCTGGTCCCCGATCTTGATGGCACTGGTCACACGCTCCGCATTCTCTACGCGCATGCTCTCAAGCCAGCCGATATTCACGTCCTGCAACAGCGGGTTGGCAGCGAGGTTCGTATTGGCGGCGCGGCTTGTGCCGTTCCAGCCGATCATGATCCGGTCGCGCGCTTGCTGCTTGGTGATCACGCTGCGAATGCGCGGCTGGAAGTCCGGGAACTTCGCCCACTGGTCCAGCTTTTCGTACCGAATGGCCGTATCGAAGTTGGTCTGCGCGCACTCGTATTGCCGCGAATCCATTGCGGTCGGATCCGAGGGGTTGCGCTCGCCCGCGCCGCTGGTGTCTGTCCGGCTGGCGATGGGGTTGGCCACATCAAGGCCAAGCACTTCGCCTTTCTGCTGGTCAACACCAATGACGTTGATCTGTTGCAGGAAGTCGGATGACTCACGAATCCGTTCTTCAAGCTTCTGTTCAACGCTCGGCTCAACCGCGAAAGCCTTTGTCGCATCCGGCACGCCATTGATGGTGGCGAGCTGGTGGAGATAAGCGTTATAGGCAAGGCGGGTTTCAGTTCTCATGGGTCTTGTCCGTTCTCGGGTCTTGTCCGTGGGCTGGTGATAGGAAGCGAGGCGAACGCCGCCTTAGCAGTCGGTTTGTGTGAAGGTGGTCGCGCCGGTTGAGGCCGGGCGCTCAGGCGTGGTGGGGTCGGGTTCCTGGTTCAGCTTCGCGGCCATCTCTTCCACCTGCTTTTTCAGCGCGGCCACTTCGTCTTCTGAAGGGGTTGCCGCCTGTGCTGGCGTGGCAGGTGCAGCGGCAAGGGCGACCGTTTCCCGGACGGTCGCGCCCATCTGGTCGATGCCTTCAGCCATGGCCATAAGCCCGGCTTCGATCGCGTCGATACGCTCGTTTGTCTTGTTGGTGGACTTGGAGAACATCGCGGTGATGCGCTCCGCCAGGGAGGGGCCGGTATCAACCGCCGGCTTTTCTTCTTCCTTGGTCAGTTCCAGCACGTCGCCTTCAACCGCCGGCATGAGCAGTGTGTTCATGCCTTTACTGGCCTTGTCCTGTTGCCGGAACATCAGGCGCTCGGTGCCGATACTGGCGGGCGTGTCGGTTACGGCGAGGCCGACCATGTAGGCTTCACCACTGCCCGCGAAATCGGGATCAATCTCGATCGAGGTGAAGACTTTCTGGTCTGCCTTGTTCGTCTCAAAGAACTTGTCGTTTGGTGCGAGCTGCGCGAACAGCGCAAGCTTGCCGTCTGCGCCCTTCTCTGCCTTGAGGGCAACCACGTCACCCAGGGCGGGAAACTGAGACTCCACCAACAGCCCCCGGAAGTGTTCAATCCAGATCCGGGCCTGGTATTTGGTCGGATCGTAGTTGTCCGCCATTTCCTGAATCTGCTTCGCCGGGATCGCGCGACCATCGACTGTGGGGCCTTCGGTGGCGACGCGGACAAACTTGGAAACGGCTTTGTGAGACATGGAAGCGGCCCTTCATGTGCGGTGCGGTGTGCAAGTCAGCGGTGATGCGCTGCGGTTGCCGCAAACGTCCGCGATGCCGCGCCGAATGCTCAAGCGGGGCCGGGTTACACAAGCGAGTTGTAACCAGCGCTGTTGGAAGGGAAGGGGGGCGCGGGCGGTAGGGTCCGGCCATGGCCGATGCACCGGAACCCCCTGCAAAGCACCAGCTCCCGTTCCTGCGGCAACGGGCGGCGCAGCTTTTCTGGCAGGCCTACACGGTCAGCGAGATCGCCAAGAAACTTGGGCTGAAATACGCGACCGTTGATAGCTGGAAGCGCCGTGACGGTTGGCGTGAAGCGCCGGTGCACACGCGGGTGGGCTCCACCATAGAAAGCCGTCTTTGCCTGCTGGTTGACAAGCCCGACAAGACGAAGGGCGATCTTGCGGAGATCGAAACACTCAGCCGCCAGCTCGAACGTGTGGCGCGGATAGAGAAGTTTTCCGCCGGCGGCAATGAAGCTGACCTCAACCCCAAGGTCGCCAACCGCAACAAGAAAAAGCGCAAGGGCAAACGTCACAAGAACCACCTGACCGATGAAGACATAACCAATCTGAAGATTGAGTTTCGCCGCGTGCTGTTCGGCTATCAGCAATGCTGGTGGGACAACATCAAACGCCGTGTACGGAACATATTGAAGTCGCGGCAGATTGGTGCGACCTGGTACTTCGCCCGTGAAGCCTTCATGGATGCGCTGGAAAGTGGCGACAACCAGATTTTCCTTTCCGCGTCGCGCGCCCAGGCCGAACTATTCCGCGCCTACATCATCCAGTTTGTCTATGAGGTCACCGGCAAGGAGCTGAAAGGCAACCCGATCGAACTTGAGAACGGGGCCACGCTCTATTTCCTGTCCACAAACAGCCGGACGGCCCAGGGCTATCACGGTCACCTGTATGTGGACGAGTATTTCTGGATCCCGAACTTCGCCAAGCTGAAGCACGTCGCCAGTGGCATGGCCGCGCACAAGAAGTGGCGCAAGACGTATTTCTCAACCCCGTCCACCCTGGGCCATGAGGCGCACGGCTTCTGGTCCGGTGCCGACTACAACAAGGGGCGGCGCGAAGAAGACAGGGTGACGGTCAACACCCTGCATGAGGTGCTGAAGTCTGGCCACCTGGGCGCGGACGGACAATGGCGCCAGGTGGTCACCATCCATGATGCGGCGAAGGCCGGGTGTGACCTGTTCGATATCGAAGCGTTGAAGCGGGAACACTCACCGGGCGAATTCGCCAACCTCTATGAGTGCGTGTTCATTGATGACGCCTTGTCCGTCTTCAAGCTGGAAGATCTTCAATTCTGCCTGGTGGATGCCTGGGAGGCTTGGCCGGACTACCAGGGCATGCGCGCGCGCCCCTTCGGCGATCTGCCTGTATGGATTGGCTATGATCCAAGCCGCACGCGGGACGATGCCAGTTGCGTGGTGATCGCGCCGCCCGCGAAGGAAGGCGGCAAGTTCCGCTGTTTGGAGAAGCTGCGCTTCAACAACATGAACTTTGAAGCGCAGGCCAAAGCCATCCGTAAGCTGACGGAGCGCTACAACGTCCAGCATATCGGTATTGACGCCAGCGGCATGGGCATCGGCCTTTATGAGCTGGTGCTGAAGTTCTTCCCGCGTGCGCAGAAGATCGTCTATTCCGTCGACGTGAAGAACCTGTTGGTCGCCAAGGCCAAGCACCTGATCGACAACCGACGCCTTGAATATGACGCGGGCTGGGCGGATCTGTCTCAGGCGTTTATGAGCATTCACCGCAGCGCCACACCGTCCGGCGGAAAGATCACCTATCAGGCCAGCCGGTCGGCTGAAACGGGTCATGCGGATCTGGCCTGGGCGGCCATGCATGCCCTTTCCCGCGAAAGCATTGTTCCCCTTGATGAAGCTGGCCACAGCCAGCGCGCAACCGTGGAGACTTTTTGATGAGCGACGCCACACACGCAACCGACGCCGCGCCGCGTGCCACCGTGTTCACCTTTGACGATCCGGTTCCGGTCATGGAACGTGCCGGCTTGCTGGACTTTCTGCAAACCACCTTCAACGGTCGATACTATGAGCCGCCGGTGTCGGTGCGGGATCTTATCAAGTCATTTCGATCGACCGCGCATCATGAAAGCGCCATCCGCCTGAAGGCACAGATCCTCACCGGCACCTACATTCCGCATCCGTGGTTGTCGCGGCAACAGTTCGCGGCCTGGGCGCTGGACTTCCTGATTACCGGCAACGGCTATCTTGAACGCCTGGGCAACCGCATCGGCGGCACAGCGCGCCTTAAGCAGTCACCGGCCCTGCACACGCGACGCGGGAAGGAAGAGGGCGAGTACGTCTGGGTCAAGGATTGGCTTGACCATCACACGTTTGAACCCGGATCCGTGTTTCACCTGGTCGAGCCCGATCCCATGCAGGAGATCTACGGCATGCCGGCCTATATGGGCGGGCTCAATTCGGTATGGCTGAACGAAAGCGCCACACTATTCCGCCGCAAATACTATGAGAACGGCAGTCATGCGGGCTTCATTCTCTACGTCACGGATCCCAACATCACGGAAGACGATACGGACGCCATCAAGGATGCGCTGAAGAAGTCCAAGGGCATCGGCAACTTCAAGAACCTGTTTATCCGCACCGCCGGCGGACAGAAAGACGGCATCCAGCTCATTCCGATTTCGGAAGTCGCGGCCAAAGATGAATTCCTGAACATCAAGGGTGCCAGCCGCGACGATATCCTGGCCGCGCACCGCGTGCCGCCGCCACTGATGGGCATCGTGCCCAACAACACCGGTGGCTTCGGCAGCGTCGAAGCGGCGGCCAAGGTGTTTGTAAAGAACGAGCTGGAACCCCTGCAAAGCCGCTTCCGCGAGCTGAACGATTGGCTGAACGCCGATGTTGTCGACTTCGCGCCCTATGAGCTGGATGTGCAGGACGCAGCCATGAACCAAAGGTAACGGTCAGGGTTGCTCCAACTTGGGTCTTGAGACTCCAGCTCTGACCCTAGAGGCTGACGTCTGATAGTACCGCTTGCGTTGTCCCGCTAGTGTTGCAGGCTAACGCTGACCACCATCATCTCTTGTTTCTCTCCTAATGGCGGATATCCAGCTCCTTGTGCACCGAAACTGAGCTGTTGCTTGTGGCCGAACACATCGAGCCATATGCAGTTACACTGAATGACAACGCCGTCGACATCTTTCTCGAAGTTCATCCACCCAGGGATCGGATGGTCAATATTGCGTTGGACACTTTCCGGTGCTCGCGCAAAAGCAGAGATCCACGCCGCCGGACCTGGTTCAACACGCAGATCTAGCGTAGTTACGCATGTGGCGCCTGCGGCTATAACCTCAGAGTCGGAGGAGGAATCAAGAAGTTTCGCCACATCGATACCACCTGGAGGCTCTGGGCTCTTGTATACTATGGTTGTGCGAACTCCAATCCGGGCTTGGAAGGCTGGTGACTGACCGCTGTTTTTCAGTGTGACCTCAAGTCGTGTACCGACTTCCGTCCTATCAATTTCTACCTTGATTGGTGTCAAGTATGCCCGGACTTGAGCTTTTCCAATGCGTTCAGTTTGGGATGAGGTCTCTCGCATCGCTTGGGTTCCTGCGCTGGTCGCTTCGACGGCTTTGCGTGTTTCCTCCAATGTGCGCCACACAGCAATAACACCGGCGGCAGTGATGCCCAGAGATATCATCCCGGTGAGTGCAACAACCATGGTCCATACCGCCATAGTCTGTTGTGCAGTGAGGTCTTGAAGCTCGCGGTTAACTTGTCCGTGTTCGGAAGCAAGAGCTTCAGCGTTGCCAGAGCGCAACTCCATTTCTGTCATAGTCCGTCCGGACAAGTAGGCGGTGACAGCTATTGATGCGCCGGCGAGAATGAGTATCGCCGTGGTTGTGATTATCCGCGCGTTGGCCTTGAAGAGTTGCCGCAT